GGTACCCCATTGGGTCAGCGTGAGGATTTGGAAGTGCTCCGAGCAGGGCTTTTAGCGGCGTTTGAGGCTGCTGAGGCTCCGGTGAAGGCGCAGATCGCGGGGCAGTTGCGGGCGGTTGTGAAGGACTTGGCTGCGATTGGCGGCGGGGAAGCTGAGGTGTCGGTTGCCGACCAGATCGCTGCTCGACGTGAGGCTCGGCTCACAGGAACCGACGGTAAGTCATCTGCCTCCAGGCGTGGTCAGCCTCGACGCCGCGCAGGAAGCAATCGAACTAGCTGACGCGTACGGGGTGTGTGACGGGTTCCCGTTAAGCGAGTCTCAGAAGCTGACCCTTAGGGCGGGGTTGGGTGTCCGTTCGGATGGGTTGTGGGCTGCTACTCGGATAGGGGATTTCGGTCCGAGGCAGGGGACGGGCAAGAACGACAAGATCGCCGCCCGCGAGTTGGCTGGGCTCATCTTGTTTGGTGAGCAACTGATTATTCACACGGCTCACGAGTTCCCGACCGCGAACGAATCGTTCCTTCGTCTCGTGGCAGTGTTTGAGGCTTGGGATGATCTGCGTAAGAAGGTCGCCCGGATCCGTTACGCGAATGGTGAGCAGGGGATAGAGCTTCTTACGGGGCAGCGGTTGAAGTATCGGGCTCGTACCGGTGGCAGTGGCCGTGGGTTCGCGAAGGCGGATCTGTTGGTGTATGACGAGGCGCAGCATCTCGCTAGGGAGCATGTCGCTGCGTCGGGTCCGTCGAAGCTCGCCAACCCGAACTCGCAGACCTGGTATGCGGGGTCCGGTGGGTTGACAACGTCGGCGGTGTCATGGGCTATCCGCCGTTCCGCCATCCTGGGCACCGGTGGGCGGCTCGCGTACACAGAGATGACCGGGGAGACGATCACCGTCACCGGGGACAAGATTTCCACGGTTGTCCCTGACCCCACCGACCGTGAGGTGTGGTATCGGTGCATCCCTGGTCTCGGTAGGTGGGTGACCGAGGAAGGCGTCGAAGCTCTGTTTGATGAGCTCGGCCCCGAACTGTTCCTCCGGGAGATTCTGTGTGTGTGGGACCCCGAACCTGGGGTTGACGCCCAAGTCATCCCGGCTGATAAGTGGCAAGCGTGCCTCGACCCGAACTCGACGATCGCCGGGAAACACATCTTCGCGTTAGATGTCCAAGACCTGTGCGGCTCGATCTGTGTCGCGGGTCGCCGTTCGGACGGATTGATTCACGGCGAGGTCATCGAGTGCCGCCCCGGTACTGCGTGGCTCGTGGAACGAGCGAAAGAACTGCAACGCAAATGGGGTAGCGAGTTCATCTTGGACCCGGTTGGGCCTGCCGGCGCTCTCGTGAATGACCTGGCGGAAGCGAACGTCAAGTTCCGTGAGGTCACCACCCGTCAAGCTGTCCAGTCGTGCGGGGCGTTCTACACGGCTGTGGTGGGCGCTGAGGGGCAGGGACCGTCGTTTAGGCATCTCGGTCAACCCGAACTCACCGCCGCCTTGAAGGGCGCTGTGAAACGGGAAGTTACGGACGCCTGGTTGTGGTCCCGAAAGAACTCGAATACCGATATTTCACCGTTGGTTGCCGTGTCACTCGCGGTCGGGGCGGTCGCTAAGAAACCGTCCGGTGCGTTCGCCTACTGAGGAGGTAGCCGTTGAAGCTCGCTACCTGCCTTCAAATCTTGGGGGTCGCTGTCGCTGTCGCCGCGGGGGCTTGTATTTCACTGTTTTGGGCGCTTGTCGTTCTCGCGGTCGGGTTGCTCGTGTTCGGTGTCGCTGAGGAGTTGGGCTGATGCTCGCCCGGTTCTTCCAACGCTCCGCTGAGGTGCAACGTTCGGTGGGTTACCCGGTCGACGCTTTGGCGGGGTTCCTTAAGATGTTGCCGTCCGGTTCGTCGATGTCGTGGGACAAAGCTTTAACTCACGCGGCGTCGTGGGCGTGTATTGATGTTCTCGCGTCGGCTATTTCGACAACTCCGATCGACGTAGTCCGCTACGTCGGTGCTGCTAGGCAGCCAGTTGTTCCTGCTCCACCACTGATTGATTCCCCCTCGGTCATGGTGGAGCAGGACGTTTGGATGTACCAGTTGGCTTCGTCGTTGCTGTCGGACGGGAACGCGTTCGGGCTGGTCGTCGCTACGGACGGGTTGGCTCGCCCCACCCAGATCGAACTGTTGGACCCGGATGGGGTTACCCGCCGCGAGGTCCACAACGGGGTCGCCACCGTCTACCTGAACGGCACCGATGAGCGGCGGCTGTATCCGTACGGCGATATTTTCCATGTCCCCGGCAAGATGGTCAAAGCCGGTTCCCCGTTCGCCGTGTCCCCCTTGGATAAGGCTGCGGAAACAATCAACGCGGCGTTGCAGGCCCGTCGGTTCGGGATGGATTTCTTCACGTCCGGTCACCCCACCCACGCGATCACCTCCACTGAGGAGTTGAACCCGGAGCAGGCGAAAGCGATCAAACAGGCGTATCTCGCTTCGTCGGTGAATCGGGAACCGTTTGTTAAGGGTGAAGCTCTCAACCTCGAGGCCCTGTCGGTGTCCCCGGATGATTCGCAGTTCATCGCGTTGATGCAGTTCGTGATCGAGGAAACGTGCCGGTTTTGGCGTGTTCCTCCGGCGATGGTGTATGCCGCCACGTCGGGGCAGAACGTCACCTACTCGAACACTTCCCAAGCTGACCTGGCGTTCTTGAAGTGGTCGCTTGATTTCTATTTGGTGCGGATCGAGCGTCGGTTGTCGTCGTTGATTGTCCGTCCGCAGGTAGTGAAATTCAACCGGAACGCGCTTCTGCGGGCGGATGCCCCTACGCGGTTCGCTGTGTACGACCTGCGGCTGAAGAACAAGTCGATGTCCGTCAACGATGTACACGCGTTGGAAGACGAACCCCCGGTATCTGACCCTGAGTACGACAAGCCGGGTATCCCTGGTGGACCAGAGAAGGTCCCCACAACTCCGGTTGCTCCCCCAGCCCCCTGACAGGAGGCCCCGTATGACTGACGACCTTGAACCTGACGCGCCCCAAGACATCGAACGCCACGTCGGTTTCGAACTGATTCGAGCGTCGAACGACGGGCTCACCCTTGAGGGTTACGCCGCGGTGTTCAACTCGCCGGCCGATATCGATTCGTGGGAAGGCAAGTTCACGGAAACGATCGCTCGGGGGGCGTTCAAGAAAACTTTGTCCGAAGGTATGCCGCTCCTCCAGTTCGAACACGGTCAACACCCGCTCATCGGGAATCTCCCGATCGGCGTGATCCGTTCGATCAAAGAGGACGACAAAGGCGTCTACCTCCAAGCTCGCCTGTCCGATAACTGGCTGGTCGCCCCGGTCCGTGACGCGATCCGCGACGGCGCGATCACCGGCATGTCGTTTCGTGGTTCCGTGGTGAAGGACCAGTGGACAACCGGGATCCGACGGTCCCGGACGATCACGGAGCTTCGCTGCCGGGAACTGTCCCCGGTTGTGTTCCCCGCCTACACCGACACGTCGGTCGCGGTGCGGTCCATGACCCCTGATCTTCGTAGCGAACTGCTACGGCAACTCTCTGACACTTCAACCCCAGCCGGTTCGACCACTGGTGAAGAAGCCGTCCGCCCCGATGAGCCGGCGTTACGCCACTCGGAGGAACCCGCAGGCCGTCTCGTGGCTGCGGCACTCACCGATATCGCCAAGCTCAAAAGGAGCAAACCATGAAGTATCTAGAGATTCTGCGCGCCAACCTGGCCGCGCTTGACCTGTCCCGTTCCGCTGCGATCTCCGAGATGGAAGCTGTTACTACGGCTGCCGGCGAGGAATCCCGTAGCGCTCTCACCGCTGAGGAAACCGTCGCGTTTGAAACGGCCCGTTCCAAGGTCGCGTCGATCGATGTGGAAGCCGCCGAGATCGAGTCCCGCATCGTCGAGCTTGAGGCTGTAGAGGCTCGTACCGCAGCGATCGCTAATCGACCGGAGCTCCAAGTGATCCGCAAGGAAGATCCCCGCGAGATCTTGGAGGACCGCACCGCTTCCCCCATTCAACTCGCTGACGCTTTGACCCGTTCCCTTGAGGACAAGGTCGAGTCACCTGAGAACATGGCCCACGTCCGCACCATCGCGAAACGCCACGGCAGCGACCGCGATTGGGCTCGCCAGTTGATCGTCCGGTCCTCGGATGACTACACGATGGCTTGGGCGAAACTCGTCACCGGGCAGGCTCATACCCTGACCCCTGAGGAGCAGCGTGCCTCGATGGCCGTCGGGACGACCACGACCGGTGGCCTGATGGTCCCCACGCACCTCGATCCGTCGGTGATCCTCACCAACGCGGGTTCCTCGAACGCGATTCGTGGCATCTCGAAGGTGGTCACGATGACCCCCGCGATGGGCAACGTGTGGCACGGCATCTCATCGGCTGGTGTCACTGCCTCGTGGGACGGTGAACTTGTCGAGGTTTCGGATGACTCCCCGACCGTCGCTTCCCCGTCGGTTACCCCGGTCGTCGCTCAGGCGTTCGTGCAGGCATCGCTCATCTCCACTCAGGACATCCAAGGTCTAGCGACTGAGATCCTGATGATGTTGGGTGACGCCCGCGACCGTTTGGAAGGCACCGCTCACGCCACCGGCACGGGCTCGGGCCAACCGAAGGGCATCTTCACCGCGTGCGACGCGTCGACCACTGTCGAGATCGCGTCGGCTACCGCCGCGACGATCGCTCTAGCGGATCTCCATTCCGTGTATCGGCAGGTCCCGGTGCGTTGGCGGGCACGCTCCACGTGGTTGATGAACCCGTTGTACTCCCTCGCGATCAAGGCGTTGGGCACGGCGGTGTCGGCATCGTTCACGACTGACGCCACCAAGGGAACGGCGGGCACTCTGCTCGGCGCTCCGGTCGTGGAATCAGACGACGCTCCGACCACGCAGACCACAACGGTGCGGGACAACGAGATCATCTTCGGTGATTTCAGCAACTTCATCATCGTGGACCTGCCCGGTTCCACCGCGATTCAGTACGTCCCGACGTTGTTCAACACGTCGAACAACCTCCCCGACGGTCGTCAGGGCTGGTTCATGCAATGGCGTAACGGTTCCGACGCTTCCACCGTCGCAGCGTTCCGACTCTTGCAGGACACCACCTCGGCCTGAGTTGAGTGTGGGCTGGTCGATCTTGCAGGGGCCGGCCAGCCCACAACCCTGCTTCCCTGCTTAGGAGAGAAATGCCTATCGTTCGTGTTACTGAAGCTGCTGTTGTGCAAGATCCCGATGTTGAGGGCAACATGGTTGCTCTCATCCCGGACACAGCGTGGGATTCGCGACATCCGATTGTTCGTGCGTTCCCGAAGTTCTTCGCGGCGGACGTGGAACAAGCAACCGCCGCGCCGGGCGAGAAGCGTTCGGTTGTCCAGAAGTGACACCGGGTTCGGTGGTTGTCGGCTACCTCGACGACGGTCGGGAGTGGTCCCCGGTGTTCGGGCTCGCTTACCGCG